GAAGCCAAGGAATGAAAAACCAAATTTTTATATGGTTTGACATCATCAATGACTGGCACATTAGTGAAACCAAAAAGAGAAGCTATACTAGAAATTGCCGATGCTCCCATCCGTGTTGCTGTAGCAAAACGTCCTATAACGGGTACATCCTCCAACCAGCCAGCTGCTGTGGCTATAGCTGATGCGGGTGCGGAAACAACTCCCTGACCATACTCATCTGACTTGCCTTCAACTTCTGATTGAAGAGCAGGTTTGATGGTAGGACCACAGAGTCGAACATCCTCCGCCCATGCGTATGTGGTGACTTGCACTGCATTACCAGCTGCACCATTGGCAGATTGCAAAGCTGAATATAAAATATATTCAATTTTACCCATATCTCTAGGTTCAAGGTTGTTAGTGATATCAATCCAATTTCGATTATAGAAAAAGGGTAATACCATTTCACCACCTTTATTACACGAAGGTAAGATAGAAATATGAGGGCGTTGAGAGAAAGGTATCAGACAAGACGAAGTTGTCTTATCATTGATAGTGTCCGTCTTATAACCCGATAGGGGCATATAGGCAGCAATAAGTTTTCCAAACAGAAAGGGAGAAGCATTAATGACAATCTTAACATGCAAATTACAACTGATAAACGAATAATTATCAATCTTCTTTTTAATTACAGGATTGTTAAAGAAAAGAAACCAAGGATTGATTGTTTGTTGAACAATCGTGGAATTTCCTTGTGACCATGAGAAACTGTTAATTTCCACTGGTCGTGAAAGAAAATTTCCTAAATCCGTATTTGGAATATAATCATTATAAAAAGTTGAATCAGTTATAGGATTAAATTTAAGAGAGTCACCAGATGTATCGTCCGAAAAATGGACATTCTGCTGCTCAGTAGTACCTTCCTGCTCCGTTCGAGTAGGAAGGTTCGTGTTTGGATTTGATACTTCAACTTCAGATTGAAGCTGAAGATCAGTGTCACGCAAAGGTGACAAAGGTACTTCAATAAGGCTATTTATCATTTTGAGTCTGTTCACTTCGATGTTCAAAGCGTCCAGGGCCTCCTCAATATGATGGAGAAGCTCGCGTGCTTCTCCGCAACGTTCACTACTTCCACGGGTAGTGATCCTCTTTATAGTTTGACCAATCAGTTATCACTTTCAAACACCAGATTAAGGTGGATGAACGAAGAGTTGTTTGGGGTATCTTTCACCCTTCCGGATTTATACCGCATCCTTTGGCGGGTTCGACCTCTAAATAGAGGATCTAAAGTAGCGCGAGACTTCTCTAAAGTCCACGCACAAAGATTCATACGTAGGTAAGGTATGATCTTCCTGATACATCGCTAAATCGCACTCGTCTATAATTTCTTGAAACATAATACGTTTTTCTTCGAATTTCTCTTTACCATACCAGAAATACTCACGCAGAGCTGTGGAAATCACAGCCATTGCTTGATGTTTTGCCGATATGGTTTTACTCTTGACACATGTGGTTAGCATTTTATCAAAAGAAGCATGATCTAATGGACAAACATAAAGACCTAGATTTTCATCATAAAGCCAAGTGCGTTTCAGAAAAGAAGCATCTCTTATGTTTATATATGGAATAGATTCAGCCTCCTTATCTGCCATAGTATATGTTATATCTATGGCCAATAATGCTGCACATATATTAGTATGATGAAACCAAGGAACATCATCTGAAACACCCATAATATTATCATCACCATAAGTCATTAAATGAACATTATCTTGAAAAGTTTTAACTTCAGATTTAGGATTAAGTGTATAATACACATAACGCATATATAAAGAATTAACTAAACTATTAATAATAACAGTCAAAGGGTGTCCAGAAGGATTTGATCCATAAAATTCAATCAAATCTCCATTAAAATCAATCAAGGGAAATGCTGTATCTTCAGCAATACCTTGAATGACCTTTAAATCATCATCTAAAAAGCCTGCCTCTTTGCAAATTGCTTTAATAATATCGAACGCTGCTAGAATCATACTAGCAGGCATACGTTTATCAAATTTAGCATAATCACCTGCTACAATTTTATTTTCACCAAAATGGACTAAAAACTTACGTATTTCGTTCCATTCTGGAGATTGAGCAATTGTTCCAGGTGCCGCTTCAAATATAAAGCGATGTGATTGTAACAATTTGGTAAAAGATAAACAATATTTGCGCACTACTACTGACCAATCAATAGGTGCACCAGTGAAAACTCTTGTTTTACCTGCTTCGATTTTCTTGAAGGAAATAGGTTCATCTTTCAAATGAGCACAAAAATTTGGGTAAACACGTTTGGCTTCTTTGTACTTATTTTCAAAAGATTCAATGCGTTCCATAATCTCATCATCAAAAGTTACTCCTGCTGGGAAATTCTCCCTAATATCATCTTTGAGAAAATATTTCTTAGATTTCTTATAAGGATTTCCTGCGCTAGAGGAACAATTAACACGATCAACGAAAGTAACACCTGGCGCTCCATTTATGGCAGTATATGTATCATACACCATCACTTGTTTTAGAGCTTTTTCAGGTAATTTCCTAAGGATATCATCAATAAAAGCCTTGTACATTCATCAACAATATTATTATCAATTTCAGTAACAGGATTAACCATATCAAGCAAAGCTGTTCTCCACGGTTTCCAACCATGCATAACAGGGGCACCAACATCAACTTGGTACCCTAGATTCACCATTGCCTCACGAATATATGTGGGACAAACAGAACTTTTATGCGAAGGTCTAAAACCAACAAAAGAACCATAAACATTAGCAGATCCTGATTCAATAAATCGAATAGGACTCTTGGGATGTAATTCAATAAGCTCTCGCGGAAAATTCGTAGTAGAAAATTGAGGTTCATCACTTTGTATGGCAAATTTATCATCAATCATTAAATTCAAATAATCTTGATCCAATCGTACGGCCATAACTTTTTTATGTATTCCACCATAAATGTGTATTCCTAAAAGAACCACACCAGATGGTGTATATGAAACAAG